GACAAATAAAAAAATTATTAGAAAAAATTAAACCATTATTAACTGAAAAATATTGGAAAAGTAGAAAAGCTAAAGATATAGGTAGAATTAATCTAGTAGATATTCAAAGTGATAGGAATATTATAGATGGAACTGTTCAATATTTTACATTAGATCATTTAAGTAGAACTTGGTATGAAAATCATGGTAATTTAAATTATAAACCTGATTTAAAAGCTTTAAGAAGGTTTATAGGTAAAGAATATGGTAATTTAAATGAATTACAAGGACTTGATGCCAAACGAAAATCAATATATACTAGTGATATAGTAAAAAATCTTTCTGATGTTAAAACTGGCCCTGAAATTGAAATAACAGCAGAGGAAATGCTTACAGCTGGTGCTTTGAAGCATGGTTCTTCATTTTTATGGGATTTTGCTATGCCAAGTGTATCTGCTATGGAGAATAAAATAGGTGTATTTAATGGTAATGTTGTGCCAGTAGCTATTTCACCTGGAGGTAACTATAAAAGGGTTATTAGATGGCTTTTAAAAGGTAAGGCTGGTTTATTACCTCAACCTGTATATAATGAAATACCAAAAACTCATTTTACACGATTATTAGAAGGTATTGCTGAAGTTGATTTTGTATGGAGAAGATATTTTAATGGACAAAATAAACATTTACCTATGGATGCTACTGAAGTACAAAAGTTATTAACATATGGTGTCCCTAAATGGAATTGGAGACTAAATAATATGTTTAGTAAATATACTGATATAAAATCAGATAAAAAGATAGATGAATTTAATCCATTTGGAATGGGTAAAAAATATGATATGAACATAGCTTTTTTTAGATCTTTATCTAATTTAGATAGAACTGTTAATGCTACTGATTTTGAAGGAGGAGCAAGTATTCTATCTCATACTAATCAATTAATGATGGAAAATGGATACTTAACTCCACAAAAACATTTAGCTTTATTATCTGATGCTTCTAGTAAACTTGGTCCTATGATGGAAAAAGTATTTCCTAGTCAGGTAGATATACGTACTGGAGCTGCAATACCATTAAAACCTTTTGATATGTTAAATAATCCTATATATGCTTTATTAGGAGGTGGATATATGAATGGTGGTGGATTATCTTTAGATCCCAATAAAGCTATGAATAGTTATGAACGTACTGCTATTAAAAAGATGACTAATCAAGTCCAAGATATGAGAAATACTACTAAAGATCATTGGGAAGAATCATTTAAACAAACAGATAAAAGATTAGATATTAATAAAAAACCGGGAGACTGCTAATGGGCTGTGATCCATCAAAAAATAATATGGAAATATATAAAGCTGGTAAAGAATTTATCAATGATCCTGCTGTAAAAGCTTTATTTAAGAATCCTAGCGATTTAGTATATAAAAAGTATATACAAATGTTTGGATTTAAACCTAGTGAATGGAAAGTATTTCAACCTACAAAAACAGATATTAAGAAATTTAAAGGTGAGATGAAATATTTACTTAAACATATTAAAAGAGGTAAAATTGGGGGTATTGGTGCTGCTAATATGTATACAACTTCTGGTGTTGTAAGACGTAATCCTATTTTAGCTGGGTTATATGATAATTTTTTAACTATTAATCATCAAATGAAGGGTCGTCAAATTACAAATGGACAAGAATTTACGAAAATTTTAAATAGTTTAGCTACTGAATCTATACTTACTGGTATGCTTCCAAATTCTAGATCATTCAAAAAAGCTCAAAAACGTCTTAGAAAAATAGAAGATAGTATAGAAAAACTTTCGATTGATGAACAAAATGGAGTAGAAGGAGCTTCTCAAAAAAGAGTTGCACGTGAAGCTGAATTAGATCAACTTTTGAGTACAGGTGAAGGTAAGATATTTAAAGATTTTGTTAATTTAATAGAAAATAAAGATACTGGACTTAGAAGTGTAAAATCTGTTATTGATATTACAAAAGATCGTCAAGGAAAAAATTTAACTGATAAAAATATAAAAGATATTAAAAAAGCTATACTTAATTCTGGTATTACAGATTCTCCTAATATGCAAAATGCTTTAGTAGATTATATAGATATGATGCATACGTTATATAGTACTTTACATCATGGAGTAGATGCTTATGTGGGTGCTATTGAACAAGGTATGCTTGCAAAAGGTGAAAAAGATTTTTCTAGAATAGATAATATGAAAACAAAATTATTAGATAAATTGCTTCCAGATGAAAAAGCTGGATACTATCCTCATTTTAGATATGATTTAAATGTTGAATTCCTAGATGGGTTAATGCCTAAACTACAAAAACTATCATCAGATAGTGCATTTGGATCACAGCAAGGTATCAAAGAATCTGTAGATAGTGTAGATTTATTTGAAGCTGCAGTTGGAGATATTAATACATATTTATCAAAAAGAATTAAACCAAGAACAAAGAATTTAGATAATAAGTTGTATTCTATGAATTTTCCAGTAGTTATGAAAAGATATACTGATGAAATTAATAGATTTAATTTTGTTTCTCATACACAAAAATATACACGTCAAGCATTAAATGAAGCTAGAAAAGCATTTAAAGAAGGTAAAGATTTAGAAGGATATGGTGCTCAATTTGTTGAGATGATAAAAGATTTAAATAATGCACAATTAGGTACAAAAGAAATTAATAGTGGAGAATTTAAACATATTAGTAGAGCTATATTAAATTTAGAATTTGTATCTAAATTAGGACTTAATGTTAGATCAGCAGCTAGAAATTCTACTCAGGCATTACTTAATTTTGTAGAATTTGGTCCTAGAATGATGATAAAATCTAGAAATTTTTATTTGAATAATAAAGAAATACGTGAAGCAGTAGAGAAAGCTATGGAAGAATCTGGAGTTAAATTTGAAGAAGCTCCACAAGAATTAATAGAGAGTGGTGGTACAAAAAAGATATTTAGTGAACGTGTTAGATTTACTGAAGGAGGTGAAATAGAGTTTAAAAATCCTTCTTATTTATCTGGATTTGCTGATTTAACTAGTGTTGCAGCACAAAAAACTGGATTTATGATGAGAGATGTAGAAAATTTCAATAGAAAAACAACTTATAAATTAGGTTTTTATAAAATGTATCATGATCTTACTACAAATCCAGCATATAGAGAACTTGTACTAAAGCAATTTAAAGATCGTGGTCAAGATATGTCTTCAGCTCAATTTGATCTAGAAGTCTATAAACGATCTAAAAATTATGCTGAAAGAATGGTTACTTTACTTCATTTTGATTATTCATCTGTATCTAAATCTAAATTAATGAGAACTAAAGTAGGTAGATTTATGTTCCAATTTCAACATTATGCTCATAAGTTTGCTGAATATAATTTTAAAGTAGGCAGAGAAGCTAAACATCAAATTATGGCTAGAGAATTTAAAGCTAATGGTGAGGTAGGAAAAGCATTAAGAATGGGTATGGCATATTATGCAGTACCAGCTTTACTTAGTGCTTTAACTCAAAATGATTGGTTTAGAATGATTCAGCATGATAGTTCCCAAAGAATTGCTCAATGGTGGGATTTCTTTACAGGCGATGAAGAAGATTTTGAAAAAGCTACATATGGTAGAGGTGCAATTGGTGCAATGATAGGTTTTCCAGCTTTCTCAGATTTTTTAGCTTTAGGAGAGGTAGCAGAATTATGGGATCTTGATGATAATGAATGGTTGGAAATGGCTTTAGGTTATAATGATATGTCTAATGCTTCAGGTGATGCTAAGATTAGAAAATTATTTAATATTGCTAATATTCAGTTAGCAAGAACCTTTTATACTACTAGTGATATAGCATTTGATGGTTCTCCTGGTACTGCAGCAGCTTTTGAATTAGGTATTTATCCTACTGCAAGAGCTAAACGTCTTAGAGAGCGTGCTATATCTGCTGCTAGTGTAGTTCTTCCTGATAGAGTTTTAGAATCTTTAGATTATATAGATCAACATAGAGGAAGAGCTAGAGAAAAAGAAAAACAAAAACGTAGTGTTGGTTATGCTCGTTAACAAGTTGTTAATTTTTGCATAAGACCATTTTTAAAATCATTCAATATATTTATAATTTTATCTGTTAATTCTATATTTCTTATAATATATTCTGGATTAGTTGATTGTTTTTTTTCCATTTGACTTATTAATGCTTGTAGTACTTTTAAACTATCTAATGATTTGTAAGTTTTATTTTCCATGTTTTTCCTTTATATTTAATAAAAAGTCTTTAAAGTTAATTACTGCATATACTTCTGATCTATTTCTTTTAATTATTAATACTGGCTGTCTATCTTCACAATTATCTTCACATTGTTTCAAAGAATCCCATAAATTTAATCTTTCTGTATTTTTACATTCAAAGCTGTAAGGGATAAGTTTTTTTGCTATTGGAGATAACACAATATCTTCGCCTCCCATTCCCATAGTTTGTGATTTTATATCATCATACTCGAGTTTTGGAACTCTTGTCCATTGATCAACAAAGACTTTTCTTAACTCATCCCTTACTAAATTTTGTAAATTTCTTCCTTTTGCCTTAGCGCTTTTTGGTTTCATATTCCTCCCTTATTCTTAATTTAGTTAATGCATCCCATCTATTTTCATAGGATGTTGGACTATATGCCCATTCAATACTACCTTTTATTTTTTCTGGTGATATTATTTCTTCCAGATCATCATCATAAGGAGTACCACATTTATCACATGTAAACCATATATTATTTGGGTTTAATGATTTTTGCTCCATTTGATTCTCCTTTAATTTTAGCACTAGCTTCTAATATCTCTTTTTGATATTCATGAAAATCTTGTACATCTCCTTTAAATTCTATATATTGTTTTACAGTATCTCTTAACATTTCAATCATTTCTATAACTGTAGTGTTAACTCTGTTTAACATTTCTACTTTTGCGACAATTTCTTTAATAGTTGGCTTTTTTCTTTCCATACTTTCTTTCCTCCCTCTCTTTTTGCACATTTAGCGCATATAGTTAGTTTATCATTAGTAAAAAATCCTATCCATCGATATTTATCATTATACTCAATTCTTTTGCACATATTACATTTGTAATTATATTTACCTAAGAATTCAGTAATTCCAAACATTAAAGGCCTAAACCTTCCAATCTTTGATGTAAATTCTTTTTATCTTCATCTGGTAATTTTTCAAAATATTCCATAAATATATCATATGCATGTCTATATTTAATTAGTTCCAGTAAAGAATTTTCATCTTGTTGTTTATATTGATCAAACAATTCACTCATACGACTCATGATATTCTCCTTATTAATTTAAATTCTCCTGTTATTAATACTCCTCTTAAAATCTTTCTATCTACTTGAGCTCTACTTAATTCACCATCTTCCCATAAATCTTCAGTTTCTACTGTTTCCCAACCTTTAAATTTATTCATTTGACAGGTTCCTTTCCTCGTAATTTACATTGATATAAATATCTTTCTCTTTTATGAACATTCCATGGAGTAAAATGAGTATAATCATGATTCTTTGGATTTCTACCTAATTTTAAATCTTTTCTGGTAATAAAATCTATATATTCAGTTAATCTCATGACCACCACTTTCTAAATTCATCTATACGTTTTTTTCTATCTTCTGCTATCTTTTTAATTTTCTTAAGATTTTTACCTTTTTTAGGTATTATCCTTGTCCCCATTTTAGAGAAATCACATTTTTCTTTTTTAACCATTTAAATCTCCAAATTTGTTTTTATATCTTTCCATCAGTATTCCAGCTTCCCTTACCTTATTCATATTAAGAAAATTCATTATTTGTTTTCTTAATTTCTTCTTAGTTCTTCTTAAAATACCTTCTTCTTGCTGCTTTAATCTCTTTCTTATATTAGATTTTCTTTTATTTGGTGCCATATTACTCCTTTCAATAAGAGAGCCTCACATATTCCTTTGCCTGATATTAAGCTGCAGCATCTTTTCGTATATCACTCAGGACTTACAGGACCAGTTATTGGCTCTCTTATCATTTCTAAACTACTACTCTACGACTAAGCAAAAGTGACTGGTGTCACGAGTCTACCAGTTATCCGACACTTTCTCTTAGTACATTCTTCGACACTGCCATCTTTTTTAAGATCATTAACTCTTCCCGAAACAGCATTTATTTCATATCCTGTTTGTCTAACAATCTCTTTTAATGACATACCAAAGTCTTTATCTGAATTAGGTATCATACTAACAACAAATAATATAGTATCTTTTTGTGAGCGTACTTTACCTTCTTCATTTAACTCTTTATATGCTTTTCTTGATGTTACTCTAGACATTGTGATCCTCCTTTTCGATCATACCCCATAGTATACATAAATATACTATAGCATCTGTTAACCTTCCCCTTACATCTTCTCTTTGTGATTTATGTCCTTTAATATGTGAAGCAATACCATCTATATGCTTCATTAAGTATATCCAAAGAACCATTTTAGAATCTAAGCTAGTTTGATTAGCTATTCTTTCAAAGTTAGCAAATACATTGTTTTCATCCATTGCATATTCTTTTTGTCCATTAGTATGTGTATTTGTAACGCTATCAAATATTTGATCCATTAAGCCTAACATATCTTTATGTTCCATTATTCTATCCTCACATTATTTACATTTAATTTAACACTGAGAAATTCTCTTTCTCTGTTTTTATCACTCTTAATATGTATCATTTCTATAAGATTAGTTTCTCTATTCCTATAGGGTGTTAATGATAATAACTTATTTGCATTATATGCTACTCTAAATGAACCTCTAGAAGATGATATATCCATACCTTCTTTAAAAGCTGATTTACTAATTTCACTAACAGCAAACACAACTACGTTGTATTTAACTGCAAGTTCCATAAGAGCTTGAGAAGCTTCTTCTACTTTCATGTTATTATCTTGACGCTTACTCTTAAATAGACCCATATGGTCAACTACTACAAGTTCAGGTTTATTTTCCATCATAGATATTTTCTTTTCTATATCACTAGGATAAGGAGAAGAATAATCTACTGTTAACCATTTAAACTTATCTTCTTGACCATTTTGTAATTGACTATAATGTTCTACTAATTGTTCTTGAGTCCATTTATTTTCTATCATTACAAATCTAGACCATATTTGTCTAGGAGACATTTCCATCTCTATAAAATATGTTGGTCTTTTTAATGCAACCATCCAATTTTGTAATAACATTGTTTTCATACTAGCAGGTGGAGCTTGTATAATAACTACTTCACCTGGATATATAGGAAAATCTTGTCCATATAAATGTCCTATATTAATAGGGTCATCATCTTTAGCATAGAATTCAATAAGTTCTTTTTCCATAGCAGATGCACTCATAACATTATCTGTTCTTAAACTTTTTCTACCTCTATGTAATTTACATGTACTATCACAATAGAATTTAATTATAGGATCATCCCATCCATAAGTATATCCTTGTCCACCATGACCAGTATAACAACCTTTTATTATATTAATCATTTCTTCTTCTTTAAATGGACTTTCAATACTAACTTTCTGTCTCCAGTTTTCCATAATCATATACACAATATCTTCAGGAAATCTCCATCTTAAATATGATGCAATTCTCAATGCTACCATATGTCTTTTACCTCTTGGAGCTCCTTCCATCATTTTTTGTATACAAGTATGATGCGTGCTATCTGTAATAATTTGTGTTGTAGTAGATTTAGTATCTTCTTCTTTAATTATTACATTAAATACAGGTTTACATCCCCTGTCTGGAGGATCTATACTTTGTGGTTCTTTAGCAAACTCAGTAATAAAACCTTCAAAATCCTTTTCATTACAATTTATCATCTGATCAATGTAATCGTCTGGAATTTGTACCTTAAATAATCCAGATTTACTATTTCTAGTATTATTTACTCTTATGATTCTAGTTTTATCAGTAACAGAAGGATCAGCGAATTCAAATATTCTATTAGTTGTTAATACTGATTTTACTACTATATGTAAATCTTTATGCGGTTCCCATTTAAATGCAGTATCAGGTATTCCAACATGAAATCCAGTACCGCTAAAGAAAACTCTACTGGGAACATCTAGCTGTTTAAGTAGTATAAGTAAATTTGCTAATTTATCTCTAGCTTCTAAACTATTTTCACCATCTACATCTAATAAAAATTCTTCAGGTATATATATCTTACCATCAAATCCTGATAAAGATTTATTATCACTATAATAATCTTTTACATAATCATCATAGTTATATAGAGAACAGAAAGTATCATTCTCTATTCCTTCCCATTGTTCTATATCTTCAGCATCTTGAAAATGATGTCTATTAGATATTCCGAACGCAAATTCTTTAATCATATCCTCTCCTTTATATTATATAGGGGGTACTCACCTTGGGTCCCCGAAACGATCCTGTCTATTGCACCCCCTATTACTCTAACTAATTAAAACGGTATAGCATCTGTATCAGATATTGTACTTGTCTCATTAGTTGTAGTAGAGGATACAAATTCAGTATTGCTTCCTTCGTCTTCATTTAGTTTAGGTTTAACAAAGTCATTAAAATACTTTTCAGCTTTAGTTTTCCAGTATTCTATATCTTTGTCAGTGAATGTTTCTGCAGCATTTTCAAATGGAATTGGAGCAAATTGTTTTAATATTCTACTATATTTACCATCTTTATAGAAATAAACATTTACTTGTTTTCCAGCTAAATGCACAGGATTATCATCCATTTTTATTACCATTTTACCATCTGAACCATCTAAAGCTCCAGTAATACCAGCATTAGCAAATCTGAATACTTGCCCAATAGCAAATTCTTCTCCACTATTACTTTTTTTAGCATATATTCTTGCATTTAGATTTTCAGGATAACCTTCAAACCATACATCTAGATATTGCATTTCATTGTATACTCCATATGCAGCTCTAGATATAGTTGCAGTTTTCCATCCTGGTTCGTAGTTAGTACCACCACCTTTATTGACTGTCATTGTTCTAGACATTATCGTCTCCTTGTATTTGAATTGAATTACCATCGTCATCTGTTTGTGCTATGCCTACCATAGAAGATAAAGCAAATCTTCTTGCATAAGTAATAGTAGCTCCTACTCCTTGTGCATCAGCTTTAGTAATTGGCATTTTTAGTTTTGATTTGATCCATTGTCCTGAGCTATGTAATAACATTGTAGTTACATAAAAACTACCTTTATTACACACATCATTACCTTGAATGATAGATAAACCATTCTTGGTTAATTGTGGTAAACATGATTTTATTACAGTATCTAGATCAGCATAATCAGATTTAAAGAATGGATTAACACTATTCTTTTTAGCTCCTCTTATTTCAGATTGAGCTTTAGATAATGCTTCTGCTAATTTATCTATTTTATTAGATTTCCATTCTTCTTGTCTTCTGTCTTGGAATACTTCTGAGGGGACAGAAATCCCTGTGGGTTCTTTTGCTTCCATTTATCCTCCGCGTTATATGTTATTTTATTTGCCCTAGATGGGGTTATAATATACGAATAGTATATCTATTTTGCAAGTATCATAGTAGGAAAATTAAATGAAAATTTCTTATCATAAGGTTGGTTAGTAATTACTTTTCTAACAGCATTACAAATAAAACTTCCACTCATATTACTACAATAACTTGTTGCTTTCATTGTACATGGTTCAGGATCAGAATCAGTATCTGGATACCAACTTTTAAGATATTCTTTAAGTGTTGGTTTAGGCAATATATATTGCTGGTAATGTTCTGCACCCATTCTTCCATCAATGATAGCAAATGGTTTATATTTATGATTAGTTATATCAGTTACAGCAGCAAGTCTTGCAGCCATATTATCAAATCCTAATATTACTATATCATTATGCTGACTCATAGGTTGATAGTCATTATCTTTCGGGAAATTACCGAAATATTTATCAACCGTTTTCTTGTTTCCTGTGATATTTATAATATGATGATACAAACATTCAACTTTAGTCTTACCGACATCTTTTATATTATACTGACTTACACCTATATTTGGTTGCTCAACAGTATCTCCGTCGTATAAAGCAAATTGTTCTGCTCCCATTCTAGCCAATTGTATGGCTGCAGAGCTACCTATAGCCCCGCAACCAAGTATATGGTAGAAATAGTCGTTCATATTACTTACTATGTCACTATATCTACTAGTTCTATCCACTATAACCTCCTATTCCAAAAGATTGATTATATGTCATAAAATCTGCTACTTCTTCACTCGGATCACAATCTTCATATCCAGGTAAGCAAGTAATAAGATCCCAAGGATGCATATGTAATAATTCTTCAAATGTTCCTTGTGGTACTAATTCTACTTCTAATGGTACTTTAGATTTTTGTATTCTTCTATTTAAATCATCTATTTTCTTAGCATATCTAGCATACTGATACTCTCCAGATATAAATCCAGTATTAATTTCATCTACTTTTTCAATTAATTGAGTCCAAGCAGTACGTATAAATGCTTTTTCACTTGTACCTTTATCATCTTTAGTCCATAAATGAGTTTGTCTAGAATTACCATGTTTTATACCACCATTATACCAAGATCTAGTAGGCTGAGTACATGCTTCAGTTACTTCTCTTTGTATTTTCTTAGGTATTTTCCATATAGCTTTATCTATATCTGTAATAATTTGCAGTTCTACATCTTCATGTATAGTAAATGGTTTCCATACAGATACTCTACATTTATATTCTTCTTTAACATTTACTACTAATGCGAAACTTAAATCACCATCTTCGTATTCATCTATAGTATTTGTATCAGTTCCACTCCAAAATGCACTCATTTTAGCATGTGAATGCCACCAACAGAATCTCATGTTCTTTTTCTTATACTTCATAGCCATTTTACTATAATATGCTGCTAGTTCTGTCTTATCTAGCTCACATAATGCTGCTGATACTTCTTGCTTCATGATCACTGGATCTTTAATTACCCAATCACCATCATCATCTTGTATAGTTACTGCCATACCACCTATTTCTGTGTCCCATTTATCTGAAGCACATCTGGCATAATTTATTATTTTATCCCAGTCCTTTTGTTCAATACATACTTCCATTATTGTATCCTCCTTGCTGCGTTAATAGTTGCTTGTTCTAGTGCTATACGTTCTACTTCTTCTTTACTTAATATTCTTGTTTTAGAGATATATAGATCACATTTATCTTTTATTGTACACCATTTAGCACAATATGAATCTTTTCTTGCTTCATCTCCTATCATTTCATCTAATATCATATAATATCTGCAATTAGATGTAGTAATTTTAGGTATTATATTGTAATATTCTTCATTACCGTCTAAGAATGAAGGTTCACCATGATAAGATTCATTGATTCTATTAAGTGGGCCAGTATTAGTATCATAATGAGTCATTATTCTATCAAAGAATATAGTTAATGATATAAAATCTAAAGATTTCAAACATCCTCTAATTTCTGTCTCCATATTACCAACACATACATATTTAAAATCATGATCAGTATATCCATTTTGGTTCCAATGTCCTGTAGTTTTAGATATATATGGATGTTCTATCCCCTCATAACTTTCATAATTACCACCTATTTTATAAAACCATCTCCTATTATTTTGTCTACTACATATTATATCACTTATATTTAATTTAGTTAAATCATTTCTAGCTAATAATGTTAAGTTTAATAATCTACTTAATGGTATTTTAACTGTTAAATGACCTTCACCAGGCATAAATATTTCAGCTATTCTATGATCTGAGTTATGATGTTTATATTCCATATATATATCATCATATAAATAAGATATGTTAATATAATAATCTAATAAATCATCATTATCTGTATCTGAAAGATGTTCTTCTATAGTTATATGAAATGCACTACTTGAATTCTCATATTGATGTATTAAATGATTTCTAATGATTTCCCATGCCTCTACAGCATCATCAGTATTATCTTGCATAATAACACCTCTTTGTCTAAAATTCATTAATATACTTTCTATAGCATCTAATTGTTGTATTATAGTACGCATTCTCCAATTACTAGCATCTTTTAATCTAGTAACTACTTTAGATAAACTAGTTGCCTTTTTATGTAATTCACTTTGATGCCATAATATATCTTTGATAGTATCATAAGCTCCTGGTTTCCAATAAAACTTTTTAGTAATACCTAGGTTCTTTGTAGGTGCTTGAAGATTATAATATCTATCTAAATGATCCACTTGTCTTATGTATGAATTATTAAACTCTTCTATTAATTCTGATACAGCAGATTGTGGGCCTATATTAATAGAGTCAACTAATCTTCTTATATCAGGATTAAATGTTGTAATACTATTTCCTAAATCTTCCATTTGTATCCCTCCATTTATGATAAAGGGGCAGTTTTACCCACCCCTGTATCTCTTGTGTTTACACTAAACTAGCAACCACCAGATTTATTATTCTGTACAGCTGCCACTACGGAACCATCGGTTAATTCGTGCGTATCCGCTACATTTGTACCATCTACTGCAATATCAGCTCCAGTACTGATCTCAAGTTCAGATCTTAATTGTCCTACCGTAGTTGCTGTTACTTCTTTATCAACAAATCCACCACCTGCTAACCATCTTATTGTTCTTGTTGTTGCCATGTTGGCCTCCTTGTTTTAGTTATAACTAACGCCAGCTCTCTTCCTGTTCAATATAGCATGATTCTGCTATATCAGCTAACTTCTCTACCTCTAGAGCGTTCTCACGTGTACTCTTCAATTTCATACTATATTCTTGCATAATTCCATTTTTATTCAACTTCATTACTTTTACTATTATCATTTGTCCTCCTTATTAAATAGTTTTTAAAAGTATTAAATGCATGAAATATATGATCATCAGGATTTCCTAGTTCTTCCCAATCTCTTTGTTCTTCATGCCAATACATATCGACAACTTTTATCATTGCTTCAGTTACATCATTTCTCATACTACCTCCAATGTTATTAGAGAGACTAATATCGCTGTACAGGACCATAATACCGCCTTAGTGTAAGTGGTCATCAATATTAATCTCTCTAAATGTTATAATAGTTGGCATATTTCGAGAGTGATCGCGCTTATCTTTTAAACTCTGCCTGCTATGCCAGACAACTTTTACCTCTAAATTTATTAGAGAGGTTACATGCTATTGTTGTTCACCTAATATATCAAGGCCATAGCTTCCTAACCAATACAGGCTCTTTACTAGTATTATCCTGTAACTTACCTATTCTATTATCGACATATTCTGATAATATACCTCACCTCTCTAAATGTAATTATTTCAACCGTGCTTCCCTCTTCCTACGATCATTGTACTCATCTAATAAATATGTAGGTATATTTAACATATTCATATCATTGACTGCATGTAGTTTAATTCTCTTTACTCCTTTTGTTGTTTTCATTGGCCTCTCCGCTTTGTTTA